TACTTCGAGATGTCTCGCCTTACAAAAAATATACAGATGCATTAATCCATTAAGTATGCTGTTATATAACGATGTAAATGGATCACCAGACTTTCTTGTTCCGACACAGCTGTACTTTATTCCATGAGTTGTCCAGCCATGCGTCTTAATATTAGCATGCATCAATTGTAGGCCAACTCCTCGAAGCCCAAAACGCTTTGACATCCAAACCTCTAACTTACAGAGTTCTTCACATATGCTGGCATCATATGCTGAAATGTCATCTTCTAACCACCGTCCCACACACTGTGTCAAATACTCACTAACTTCAATATTCGACGCTCCACTCGTAAAAAATATACTAAAATCTTTATTCCATATCTTCTTAATATGTTGTTGCAAAGACATGAAAAATGGACCCAGTAAAACAACAAATTCTGGAGCTGCCCCTTGTATCAACCTAGGGGCCTTATGCAGTGTAGCCTGTGAGATGGGGCGCCCTAACGGAGTTAAGCATTCGCGTTCAATGCTATCAGGGCTCCTGTAACAATTGTTTTCTACCTTGACGAAGGCTTTCCTCAAGGTCCACTTATGTAAACGTTGGTAATCTAAGGTGGGTGGCACTCCTTCCTCATCCAATTTCTCCTTTGTCATCTGCAAAATTTCTTTCACAGCTGGCGAAGCATTAGAATTCTTTAAATAATTTTGGAATGAGACGGGCCTTACTTTGTGCCATCCAGGAAACAATTGGTCAAAATTCCGTTTCACCCAACCACAAAACTCACTCAACTCCTGAGGGTCTGGGATGGGGGTTTGTTTCAATACACGGGCGGCAACCGCCAGGCGTTCGTTGTGCAAACTAGAACAAAATGCAACAGGTCGGTACTTTCGACTGTCCCACCAACTCTGCACAACTTCACCTGGGTTGCGATCACCCAAACGATCACTCTTTTCTGTCATCTTAGCCCCTGGTTTTAAAGCGGTGGGCATTAGGCATGCACTATTAACCAGAGATAATCTTGGCAGCCGTCTCCACGCCTCCCGCTTACTAATTCTACTTACGCCGGGTTAAAAACCAACCCAGCACAGAAAAGAGTGCTACACCCCTCACAAGGTGTAGACATAATGGTCGAGCTCGGGTTATGACGTAATCACGTGTCGTCTCGTGCACCGTCATCAAGGTGTTCCTCCTCGCCTGAGCCTCATACCATACATATAGAGGGACTCCATAAGTGACCGTCCTCTCTTGTATATCTGTCATACTCACGCTCGCTATCAAGGATCGAACGTAAGTCACCACTAAAGCAAAATTTTCTTTTGTGTAATCATTCAAAAAATGGAACCTCGAGAGTGTTTGATTAACCACTACCCGGGGCAATTTCATCCTGATATTTTCCCGACAAGGAAAGCCAATATATGGCAACACTTCAAAAAAATTGCTAGTAGCCTCAAAGCCCATAACATACCATCGCGGAACATCGTAATACATCCAGTTGTCTTCAATAATGACTATACGACGTTGTTCGTAATTTGTTAATAAATGATTACCAGCGGCTAACAACGGGATCAAAATTTGTGGGCCTCCCGTTTCTGGTACTGGCACAGGTCCTGCTAGGTCAGCTTCTTGGAGTAATCGTAAGAACTCCTCAGCTGCCGCAACAGCGGCTTCTCGCCCCCGGCCATTATATGCAATCAATGCATCTTCCACTGCCGGTTGTGGTGTAAAATTAACCCGGCAAATTGGGCACCTCGGTATGATCCCACCACCGAGTGCATATACCCGCTCCATTTCACCTGCACAATCTGCACAAAGAACATGTGCGCAGATCATGTGATGCTGCAGGCGATCTGGTGCAGGGCATGGTTGGTAACAAACACAGCATTCACTGTCCTTATATTCCACCTCAGGTGGATTTAAATTTGCTATTTTGTTATTATAATTCTACGGAATTTCACCAAGATTCCCAACATCAACTGTCTATTACAGGATTTGGGTTTGTAGAACTTCCCCATGACTTTTAAAAAAGAGGGAGCGACAGAGCATTCTCACAGATAATCGCGGCGTGTGCCGTCCTAACAACTGTGTGTTTGCTACAAAACCACCCCAAAGAAAACAAGAGGGGGCCTTTCCTGCAAGTAGATAACAGGGAGCACCACATTTAAACTCTCGTTTTACTATAGTTCACCTAGATCACCCAATATCAACACACGGTGTTGTATTGACCTGTCTGGTACGCCTGAACATTACCACCCCGGGTGGGCGACAATGGGAGAACACACGAGGTGTGTTCAGACGTTTTACGATACACCACTTCTGGCATCGAACACGTATTTCCCAGCAGCGAACGCCTAATATCAGTCAAGTAACGCTAACGCCAAATAAC